CGCAGAGTAATGAAGTTTCTGACGGCCTTGCTGGGTATCATCAACAAGCTCTTAGGGCTTTGGGGTGAATATCGTTGGAAGCGGCAGGGTCGTCAGGAAACCATCAAGGAAATGAACGATGCCATCAATAGGCAAATCGAACTGGGTGAGGCTGCTGTCATTACCCCTGATCCTGAGCGTGACGAGCGGCTGCGCGACCGTTTCGACCGCTCCCGTAAATAGTTACTGCGCAATCGCAAAACCCATATCGTACGACGCGACGCAAGACACGGCCGAGACCGTGAAGGAAGTTGAGATCCACAACAGTGTCTTCGTTTGTCTTTGCGAACAGGACTGTCCGAAAGGCCTCTAATGCCTAAAGTCATAAAAGTAGACGAGCGGTACTTTGACTACTGCACGCCGAACCAACGCAAAGTGCTTGACGCGATAATCCTCCACGGCACCGCGAAGGCTGCCGATGATGCGCTTGGCATGTGTAAGGGCGGCGCGTCTGAGATATACAACGTCATCAAGAACAAGGCCGCGAAGGCTGGATACGCGCCCGAATACAACTGGACTAAAAGTGTGCCGGACGGCTATGTAGCCAAGGGCGTCAGCACCTACTACAACAAGGACGGCGACGCCACGGGGCAGTGGGTAAAGGCATCCCTCGACGCGGCGCGGCAGCAAGAGATATTCAAGGCCGCCGTCGACGCGATGTCGAGCACCTTGCCGCGCCTCGAGCCTATCGTCGCGCCGGAGCAATTAAACGCCGACCTGCTGACGATGTACACGCTAACTGACGCGCACATCGGCATGCTGGCGTGGCACCGAGAGAATATGCAGGCCGACTGGGATCTGCAAATTGCCGAGGCCGTCATCGTCGGCTGCTTCGAGCAGATTATTAAATGCTCTCCCGACAGCGAGACAGCCGTCCTGAACCAGCTCGGCGACTTGCTGCACTATGACGGCCTGTCCGCAATTACACCCACAAGCGGCCACGTACTGGACGCAGACGGCCGCTTCACCAAGATGGTTGAGGTCGCCGTGCGCGTGCTGCGCCGCATCATCAACATGCTGCTGGCCAAGCACCGTACCGTCCACGTCGTCCTTGCGGAAGGCAATCACGACATGGCATCAAGCGTCTGGCTGCGCACCATGTTCAAGGCGCTGTACGAGAACGAGCCGCGCGTCACCGTCGACGACAGCGCCATGCCGTACTACGCATATGAATTTGGCAACGTAATGCTGGCCTTCCACCACAGCCACTTGAAGAAGTTTGGCGCAATGCGCGAGATTATACCCGCCATGTTCGCCGAGATATGGGGCCGCACGAAGAAGCGCTACTGCCACACAGGGAACTACCACCACACCAAGGAGGATGAAGCCGCAGGGATGAAGGTGATGCAGCATCCTACACTGGCCGCACGGGACGCCTATGCCTCGCGCGGGGCGTGGTTTTCCGATAGAGAAGTTTGTTCCATTACGTACCATAAAAAGTTCGGTCAGGGGATGCGCGTGTACGCTTGCCCTGAGATGCTGGATGCCGTATGATGGAACAGGGCTGGATAACGTTTCTAGTGCGTAAAACGTAAAAGACTGATATAGGGGCGCGCTATGGCCACTGCGATGACATTCACGACGTTGAAACAAGACGTGCAGCGCTACCTTGAGCGCGGCAATACGCTTGCGTCAGACCCAATAGTCTTCGAGCAAATCCCGCGTCTAATCAATCTGGCGGAGCGTCGCATCGCCCGCGAGCTTAAAGTCGAGGGCTTCATCAACGTTGTGACCGGCACGCTCTCTGTGGGACAGTCTGTCTACCCTAAGCCAGATCGCTGGCGTGACACCGTGTCGATGAACATCGGCACCGGCGCGACAGGGAATAACCGCAAAATCATATTCGCCCGCGTGTACGAATATCTGCGGTCCTACTGGCCGAATGCCTTGGAGACAGGCACGCCTGAATTTTACAGCGACTATGACTACAGCCACTGGCTGCTCGCCCCGACGCCAGACACAGAGTACCCATTTGAAATCCTGTATTACGAACTGCCGCCCTTGCTCGACGAGAGCGTGCAGACGAACTGGATTACTGAATACGCCCCACAGCTTCTGCTTTACGGCACGCTGGTTGAGGCAACGCCGTTCCTGAAGAACGACGAACGCATCCCAGTTTGGCAAAGTATGTATGACCGCGCGGCGGCAATGTTGAACGGCGAAGACCTCGCCAAAATCTTAGACCGATCCGCCGTGCGCAAGGAGGCATAATGTCCACATCATTTACACAGGTTTTTGGCGGTACGACAATCTACCCCTCGGACGTATCGTACCTCGCCCTCCCGCTGAATGCCGACATCAGCCTTGAGTGGCCCCTTGAGGCCACCACCGGCAACAACGTCGTCGCGCGCATCATCGACGTTACGCCGACTGGACCGTTCACAATAACGATGCCTGACGCGCTGTCAGTCGGCGTCGGCCAGACAATCCTGTTCAATAACCTTGGCCCCGACACAATCACTGTCGACAACGCCGTAGGCAACGCAATCCTGAGCATCGGCGCGGGCGAGCAGTGGCAGTGCTATCTCATCGACAACACCACCGCCGGTGGTGTTTGGCGCACATTCCGCTACGGCGCTGCCGTAGCTCAGGCACAAGCCGCCGCGCTTGCTGGCGCTGGTCTGGTCGCAGACGGGTCGGAACTCGCGCAGAATTACGAAGTCATCGACTTCACCATCACGCCATACAGCCTGACTGCGCCTGACCGCGCAAAGGTCTTTGTCTGGGGCGGCGGCCTCGGCACGCTTAACTTGCCGACTGCTGTGGCCGCCGGTGACGGTTGGTTCGTGCAAGTCCGAAACGGCGGGCAGGGCGACTTGACCATCGACCCGTCCGGCACCGAGCTTATCAACGCGGGATCGACACTCCGCCTGCAACCCGGCGACAGCGCCGTGGTCGTTAGCGACGGCGTGCAGTGGTACACTATCGGCCTCGGCCAGCAGGCGGTCTTCGCATTTGACTACACGACTGTCGCCGTCACCTCCGGCACGTACACGCTCGCTGGATCTGAGCTGAACCGGATCGCGTATAAGTTTACCGGCACGCTGACTGCAAACGTCAACATCGTCGTGCCCTCAACGGTGCAGCAGTACTGGGTCAACAACGCCACGACTGGCGCGTTCACGCTTGGCCTAAAGACTGCCAGCGGCACGGCCGTCTTGGTCACTCAGGGTGCGACGGGCATCCTGTATTGCGACGGCACAGAGATTATCTCGGCGACCACATCGGCGGCATTCGCGGGTACGGTTCCCATCAGCCAAGGCGGCACAGGCGCAGTCAACGCGCCCTCGGCCCTGACCAACCTTGGCGGCACGGGCATCGGCACGTCGGTCTTCACGGCAGCCACAACGGCTGCGGCGCGTTCCGCCATCGCGGCGGCTGCCTCCGGCGCGAACAGCGACATCACGTCGCTGACGGGCCTCACGACGCCACTGAGCGTTGCGCAGGGCGGCACAAACGCCACAACGGCTGGCGCTGCGCGCGCGAGCCTTGGCGCGGCGGCAAGCGGCTCAAACGCGGACATCACGGATCTAACCAATGCCGCAGGCATTCAAATCGGCACGCCCACGGCTGGCGCGCAGGGCGCGGGCACCATCAACGCCACGGGCCTCTTCATCAACGGCGTGGGCGTCGGCACGGGTTCCGGCTCGGTGACCAGCGTTGCGGCAACCGTCCCCGCGTTCCTGTCCGTAAGTGGCTCGCCAGTCACGACGTCTGGAACCATTGCGATATCTTATTCCGGCACTGCGCTTCCTGTCGCCAACGGCGGCACGGGCCAGACCACGTACACCAACGGTGAGTTGCTCATCGGCAACAGCACAGGCAACACGCTCACGAAGGCGACACTGACCGCAGGTTCGGGCATCACCATCACGAACGGTGCGGGTGATATCACGATTGCGTCCACCGCCGGTGGCGGTACGGTTACGTCCGTGGCCGCATCGGGCGGCACAACCGGCCTTACGTTCACCGGCTCGCCCATCTCAACCTCCGGTACGCTCACCCTCGGCGGCATTCTCGCGATTGCGTCTGGCGGCACTGGCGCGAGTAGTGCCTCCGGCGCGAGGCTTACCCTCGGCGCGGCTGGCTCCGGCGCGAACAGCGATATCACGTCGCTGACCGGTCTCGCGACTGCACTCTCCACCAACCAAGGCGGCACAGGAATTACCTCCACACCCGCCAACGGCCAGCTTCTGATAGGCAACGGCAGCGGTTACACCGCCGCTACGCTTACGGCAGGCTCCGGCATATCTGTAACGAACAGTGCGGGCGGTATCACCATCGCATCTACTGCTGGCGGCGGCACAGTCACGTCGGTCTCTGGGTCAGGCGGCACTACCGGCCTCACGCTTTCTGGCGGACCAATCACCGGCAGCGGTACTCTGACCCTCGGCGGCACGCTTGCCGTAGCGAACGGGGGCACAGGCGCGACAAGCGCTGCGGCTGCCCGTGCGAACCTCGGCGCGGGTACCGGCAACGGCACCGTCACTTCGGTTAGTGGCACTGGTTCAGCTAACGGCCTGTCTTTGTCTGGCACGGTTACCAGCACGGGAAGTATCACGCTCAGTGGCTCGGTCACTTCGGTAGCAACTGGCGCGACCATCGACGGTGTTACAATCGGCTTTCGAAACATCCCACGCTCGACCACCACGGGCACGGCGGTTGTCGCGGACATCGGTAAGTGCATTGCGATTAGCGCGGGTCTCACCATTCCGGCGAGTACGTTCGCTGCGGGCGACGCAATCTCGATATACAATAACAGCGCCTCGTCCGTAACCCTCACGCAGGGCAGCGGCTTGACCCTTCGCTCGGCCGGAACGGCCACCACAGGGAGCCGCACGCTGGCGGCGCGCGGTATCGCCACCATCTGGTTCAACTCTGCCACCGAAGCCATTATTTCTGGCGCGGGAGTGACCTAATGAGTGGCATTCAAATGGCTTTACTGGGCGCACGCAGTGCCGGCTCCACAAGCAGCTACGTCACTCGCACGTCCGGTACGACTGCGGGATTGCTATTTGTGCGCTACATCAACTCTCTTTTTGTAGCGCCCGGCGGCAATGGTATCGTGATTGTCACCAGTACCGACGGCATTACGTGGTCTTCAGTGTCGACCGCTATGCCTTCACCCCCACTTGACATGGCCTTCGGCGCGGGCGTGTACGTCATGGCCGCAAATGACGGGATTTACAGCAGCCCAGACTTGGTAACTTGGACCCAACGTTTGGCCAACAGTTCCTTTGGCGGATTTGTAGAAAGTGTGGCTCGCAATTCGTCGGTGTTCGCAGTCGGAACCAACACGTCCTCCATATACACAAGCTCTGACGGCATTACGTGGACGGCGCGCAGTTCCGCTTCAGGTATCACGAATAGCGGACGCGGCATGTTCACCGATGGGACGCTCCTTGTCAATATCGCTGAAAGTAACACCATCATACAAACTAGCTCGGACGGTATTACGTGGACGGCACGGTTCACAAGTGGCGGGGTTCTAGGTGATAGCGGCGCGTGGACGGGGACAACTTTTGTCATTCCGGGAGTCACCGCGTCGGATACCGTAGTCAGCACCAACGGCACCTCGTGGAGCGCTGGCGGTGGCACGGGAAGCAATAATTATAACATCGCAGGCACCGCCGCCGGAGCAAACACAAAGGTTTTGACACTCGGCACTACAGCGTCCTCCTCTTATGGAAGCACAGATACGGGCGCGTCATGGACATCGTACCCACTACCGGCAGGCGCGGCACCGGCGGGCGTTGCCTACGGCGCGGGCTTGTTCGTTGCGGCAGGCGGTACCGGCGGCATATGGACGTTGGCGTTGTAGTTAAAGGAAGCAAAGCGAATGGCCGAACAAATCGTACAGATAAAGTCGCTCCCCGGCATTAAGCGCGATGGGACTAAGTTTGAGGGCGACCAGTACGTGGACG